GAGACGTTTTGATATCAGGTGGGGATCCGCTTACTATGGGAGATCAAAGTATCGAATATCTTCTTAAAGAAATTAAAGCAATTGAACATATTGAATTTATAAGAATGGGAACAAAAGTCCCAGTTGTAATGCCACAAAGAATTACTCCTAATTTAGTTAATATGCTTAAAAAATATCATCCGTTATTTATCAGCATTCACTTTAGTCATCCAGATGAGTTAACTCCAGAAGTTAAACACGCCTGTGAAAGACTTGCAGATGCAGGAATTCCATTAGGCTCACAAACAGTGTTGCTTAACGGCGTAAATGATGATGTTGAAACGATGAAAAAATTAATGCAAGGATTACTAAAAATAAGAGTTCGTCCTTATTACATATATCAATGCGATAGAGTTGTTGGCACAAGTCATTTTAGAACACCAATAAGCAAAGGAATAGAAATTATCGAAGGCCTTAGAGGATGGACTACGGGATATGCAGTTCCTCAATTTATTGTTGATACTCCTGGGGGTAAAATCCCGTTATTACCTGATTATTATCAGGGAAAAGAAGGAAACTGCGTAACACTAAGAAACTATCAAGGAAGAGAATTTGTATATTGCGAGGATTGACCAAGAATATATAAATAAAATAAACTCTTTTTATGAAAAAATTAGTGCAAGAAAGTCTTTTTGAGTATGATGAACAAATTCATTCCAGAATTCAAGATGAATCAGAAGAAAACGAAGGCGCTCATTATAAAGTTAAGTTAGAGGAAATAGTTCAAATGGCCGAAGACCTTTATTCAAAACTTCCTGAAGGCCAAATTCCTGCCTGGGTAGGCGATAAAATTGTTGTGGCAAAAGAATATCTTTATGCTGTTACCGGATGGCTTCACGGTGTAGAAGAAGAAATCGAAGGTGAAGAAGAAGGAGCAAATCGAGAAATGGATTCTGAAGAAGAACACGAAGAAGTTGAAGATGATCTAATGCTTGATGAACTTCCGGGTGAAGTAGAAGATATGGTAGACATGCCAGCAACTCCAGAAGATATTCCAGAATTATCATCAATGCCAGTTATGTCAATACCTAAAATTAGATAATATTATGAGAAAATTAGTACGAGAATCGATATACATAAAAGAAGAAGCCTTTAAAGGAGAAATAGAAACTGGCTTAACAATTGATGATGTTGACAAAAAAGAATTCTTAGTAGGATTAGCTATTGAAAAGAAAAAACATTCCGATAATCTTGCCGTACAAAAAGCTCTTGTGATTCAAAATTTGGCAAAGAATCCTAAGTATTATAGCGAAGGAATGAAAAAAGGTATGTTTGATGATGTTGAAGCTATCAACTTATACAAAAAATACTTTATTGATAAAGAAGAAATAAAAGAATCGGTAAATGAAACTATGGCAGCAGACAAAGACGCAAAGTACGATTTTGCATTCGCACATGAAAAAGTGGTAGAAACATATAGATATTGTGGATTTAACGTTAAAGTAGCATCATTAACTTCTGAAAGATTTGGAGAAGTTTATTACGCAATAGCAGATACGGGAGAACCTGTTATGCATGGTCCATATATGCACCAAGAAATATTTGCAGCTAAAAGAGAAATCGAAGATTATTTAGATAAATATTTGGGAGAATGCGAATTCGAAAAATAATTTTAAAAGTATGCCAGTAAAAACAGATAAGGATGTATCTCCGGTATGGAAGAAACACATGACAATTATTAGAGATGTGGTATTTGTTGTTCTATTTTTAGCATCCGCAATTGGATGGGTACGCTCTGAAACTATTAAGAAAACTAAGCTTGAATCACAGGTAGAAATTTTAACAAAGACATTAGAAGATAACACGAAACAACTTGAAAAAATAAACGATATTTTAACAGAACAACAAAATCTTAATGGTCAGATTATTCAATATATGAAAATGAAAGATTAAAAAATGAAAAAGAAAATCATCGTAACAGTTTTATTTATCTTGATGTACATGTTATTAATTTCATGTAATTCTTGCACATCGAGTTCAGCCCAGCCTTCAAATGATACGCTGCAATATGAAATGCAAGATACTATTCTTAAGTATAGAGCAGATTCTGTTAGTGGAATACAAAGAGATCTTGTAGCGATTAATTATAGAGATCTTACACCACAAAATGATACACAGAAAAAGGTAGTTATCAAGAAAGAAATTAAACAAATGGAAGCTGATACAACTTGGAGATTAAGAAGAGATTCAATGCATCAAAAGTTGGATAAAACTGAAAGAACAATTAAGCAACAACAAAAAGTTCTGGATTCAATGATTGTGGTTAAAAAGAAATAGTGCATCCCCAGAGATAGTATCTTTTGCCCGACGCTCCTTACGAGGAGCGTTTCTTTTTTGTTCACTTTTTTAAAACTTTCCAAACTTACATATTTATAATATAATAACCGCAGTACCTCCGTATGAATTATTTTTATGTATATAAAGTTAGTTTGCCAGAAACCGGTGAATATTATTTTGGATCTCGTAAATGTAAGTGTATTCCAGAAAAAGATACAAAATATATGGGATCTATGTGTACGTGGAAACCCAATGTTAATAAGCTAATTAAAGAAATTTTATATACAAATTTTAGTACACATCAGGACGCGCTATTAAAAGAAACTGAATTAATTAAAGAACATATAAAAGATCCTCTTAACCAAAATTATTCATTACCTAATGGTGATTTATACATACATTCACCAAAAGAATGGATATTAAAAAAACACGGAGAAAAAGAAGGCCATAAAATCTTAGCAAAGATGTACGAAAATAATTCTAGTATTTGGAAAAGGGGTAATAAACCGTGGAATACTGGAAAAAAATTATCAGCAGAGCATTTACAAAATATACAAAAAACTTGGCATTCAGAAAAAAGAATAAAAGTTATGCAATCAGAGGAATATAGAAATAAAATGAGTAAATTGCTATCGGGTGATAAAAATCCAATGTTTAAGAAAACTATATATGAAACTTGGTATATAAAATATGGTAAAGAAATAGCCGATAAAAAATTGGAAGAATGGCATAAGAATAAAAGCGGCCAAATTCCTTGGAACAAGGGCATTCCTGCATCCGAGGAATCAAAAGTAAAAAATCGAGCGGCAAACAGTAATAGGGCTTGGATATATAATGATAATTTGCAAAAGAACAAACGAATAAAAATTACAGAACTTGAAAACTTTTTACAAAATGGATGGAAACAAGGATATAAAAAATATTAAACATGGATCAATAATACCTTTAGCCGGAGGATTTTCAATAGGCGCTGCAAATGTGACCGGCAAACCACCTGAAGTAATTTTTTCGTATACTCCATTTGCAAGCAATGATACTCTGATGAGACGTTATTTTAAGAAAAAAGGCTATGATATTCCTTATTATGTTTTAGATGATAAAAATACAAATTTACAACAAATAAAAAAATTATATGAAGGACGAATCGATTTTTTTCACGGAATTCCCCCTTGTTCAGGGCTTTCCCAAGCAGCGCAACGAAAGGCTGGCTCACGGGGATCAGCTCCTCCAAATGACTGGATGTACGAATCTGCAAAATTCTTACTCGGTGATATACGGCCCCAAGTTTACGCTTTCGAAAATGCACCAACTCTTTATACAGGTGCCGGCGACAGCGTAAGAGAACGTTTGGTTGAGATAGGAAAAGAATTTGGATACGCAATAACGTTTTACAAAACAAACACTCTTAAACATGGTGTTCCTCAATTTCGACCGAGAACATTTGGTTTATTTTATAAAGGAGAGCATGCTCCTATTCTTGAAGGCTACGATCGAAAATCTCCTCATATTACTGAATACTTAAAACAAATTCCCGAGAACACATCTCTTCAAAATGAATATGTAACTCCAGAGTGGGATATTACAAAATTTGAGATATTTAGTTATCTAAATGAGTTATATGGTAAAGATTGGAGAAAAGTATTAAATGATTATAGACCTCACTTAACTACGTATGATTATTTGATGCGTGTTAATTTGTTGGATGATTTTCAAGAATGGCAAAAGAAACATCCTAACGCATCTAAAATTGTAACTGACAACATTGCTCACATAAAAAAGAAAAGAGAAATGGGAAAAGGAGCTCGTATAAATTATAGAGTTCTTGAAGTTGATAAGGATTACACATACGCCGTTATCGGAGAAATGATGGCGAAACAAGTTCATCCATTAGAAGATAGATTAATGAATATGAGAGAATACATGCACCTTATGGGTATGCCTCATGATTATGAACTTGAAACACCTAAAGAATACGTAAAAATATCTCAAAATGTTCCTGTTAAAACATGCGAAGATATTACAACTGAAATAATTGAAACTATAAAGGGCAATCGAAGATTGTCGGCTAAATCTGTTTACATGCAGGATAACACAAAACAAATTATTAATAACAAATCTAAATCTTTATTTTAAAATGGCAACTTATCGAAATTCATGGATAGGAGATTATGCTAAATCCGTGGAAAAATACGCAAAACAAGTAAATGCTATGGCAGATGCAATGGACGCTACTATAGGGCCTATAGATGCTACATCTAATTATCGAAGCGGTGGTCACACAGGATATATGGGAGTTTCGGGGTCAGTTGGTCCTATGGGTCAACAAGGAGCTCAAGGAATTCAAGGAATGCAAGGAATAGCTGGGCAATCTGGTTATTCACATTTAGATTCAATGACTTTAAGTCAATTTGCTTCTCATATTCCGGCAGATTCAATTGAGGATGCGTTTCTTGAATTATGCAAGAAATATGGAGTACAAACACAAGAATCATCACTTGAATATTTTAACAAT